CCCCGCGCTAAAATTTCCCGCGTACAAGGAGAAACGCAATGGCAGGCAAGGCGTTACGCAAACGCATATTGACGGAGGTCGCCTCCAACGGCGGCGCAGATTGGCTCTTTGACCAGATCGCGTCGGGCATCACCGTCGCCGAGCTGGCACGCCAATACGGCTGCACGCGCAGTTATGTTAGCAGGTCACTGAACAGCGTTCCCGAGTATGCCGCCGCGCTGACCAAGGCTCGCGGCGAGGCAGCGGATGCGCTGGTGGAGCAGGGCTTGGAGATGGTTGACGGGTTGAGCGGCGCCAGCAGCCCGACGGAGATCGCTGCCACGCGCGAGAAGGTGCAGTGGCGCAAGTTCATGGCTGGCTCGATGAATCAGGATCGCTACGGCACGCGCCCGCAGAGCAACGTCACGCTTTCCATTGGCGACCTGCACTTGGATGCGCTGCGCAAGTTTAGCTCCGACATGAAGCGCGTGAACAGCGACGCCGAGGCGGCCACGATTGACGCGGAATATGTGGAGGTGTCTGATGAGTGAGGCCAACCCGTTTGACGACTTCGTTGTCGAGTATTACGACGACCCCGTGCGCTTTGTGCGCGAGGTGCTTGGCGCCGACCCGCTGCCATATCAGGCCGAGTTTCTGGCTGCCATTGCGTCCGGCGAGCGCAAGATCAGCGTGCGCTCTGGTCACGGCACCGGCAAGTCGACGTCTGCCAGCTGGGCGATGCTGTGGTTCCTGTTTCTGCGCTTCCCGAATAAGGTTGTCGTCACCGCGCCCACATCTGGCCAGCTCTTTGACGCGCTGTTCGCGGAGATGAAGCGGTGGATCAACGAGCTGCCGCAAAATCTGAAGGACATGGTCACGGTGAAGTCTGACCGCGTTGAGCTGACCGCCGCCGCGTCCGAGGCGTTCATCTCGGCCCGCACGTCTCGCGCCGAAACGCCGGAGGCGCTGGCCGGAGTGCATAGCGAGCATGTTTTGCTGGTCATCGACGAGGCGTCGGGTGTGCCGGAGAAGGTGTTCGAGGCCGCCGCTGGGTCGATGTCTGGCCACAGCGCCACCACGGTGCTGCTGAGCAACCCCACGCGATCCTCTGGCACGTTTTACGAGAGCCAGACGCGCATGGCGAATAGCTGGTGGACGCGCCGCTGGTCGTGCGTTGACAGCCCGCTTGTCAGCGACGAGTTCGTTGACGAGATGCGCGCGCGCTACGGGGAGGAGAGCAACGCGTTCCGCATTCGCGTGCTTGGCGAGTTTCCGCTGGCTGACGATGACACGATTGTGCCGTACCACTTGGCCGAGGCCGCGATGCGGCGCGACATCGAGGTTGCGCCGAACACGCGCGCCGTGTGGGCGATTGACCCTGCGCGCTTTGGCACCGACCGCACCGCGTTCTGCAAGCGCGAGGGCAGCGTGATTACGGAGATTAAGTCGTGGCGCGGCCTCGATCTGATGCAGACCGTTGGCCGCGTGATGGCTGAATACGATGCGCTGCCCCCGTCGCAGCAGCCCAGCGAGATCCTTGTTGACAGCATTGGCATAGGGTCGGGCGTCGTGGATCGGATGCACGAGCTTGGCGCCCCCGTGCGCGGCGTGAACGTCGCCGAGGCGCCGTCGATGAAGGAGACGTATAACAACTTGCGCACGGAGCTGTGGTTTAAGTGCAAGGCGTGGCTGGAGGATCGCAGCTGCAAGCTGCCCAGCGACGACGAGCTGCTGGCTGACCTGACCGGCATCCGCTACGCGTTCACGTCTTCTGGGAAGATGGCTGCCGAGAGCAAGGACGCCATGCGCAAGCGCGGCCTGCGCTCGCCTGACCTTGCTGACGCTGTGTGCCTGACGATGGCGTCAGACGCGGCAACGGCCCTGAGCGGGCCGATGTCACGTTGGCGTGGCGCGCTTAGGCGCAATTTGCAGGGGATTGCGTGACCGCGTAAAAGCGTTTACCCTACCCCCACATGGACAAGCGCACCTGCTCGCGCTATCTATACCTCAAGCGAGTTTCCTCCCTGTCTCGCGCAACTTGGCCCCGCCGCGCACCTCCCATTGCGCGCGCGGGGTTTCTTTTTGGCGTTTTAATGTTATTATGCTGGAAGATATAACGGAGGTTACGATGCCCAAAGTTGGATCGAAGCACTACGCGTACACGCCCAAAGGTATGGCGAAAGCCAAGGCCGCCGCCAAGAAGTCTGGCAAGAAGCTGTCATACGCGAAGAAGAAGAAATAATGTGGACGGCGCTGCTCTTGCTGTGCAGCGTTGAGGGTGGTTGCTTTGCGTTTGGTAGCCCCGTGATGCAGAGCGAGAGCCAGTGCATACAGTCCATACCAAGCGGCTTGGAATACGCGCGGCAGATGTTTCCTGCATACCGCGCAACAGATTATCAATGCGTCCAGTGGGGCGAAGGAGCTTAGATGGCCAAGGGTTTATACGCAAACATCCACGCGAAGCGTAAGCGCATCGCTGCTGGGTCTGGCGAAAGGATGCGCAAGGTAGGCAGCAAGGGCGCGCCCACCGCGAAGGCGTTTAAGAAAGCCGCGAAGACCGCGAAGAAGAAGACCGCGTAATGAGCCGCACGAGGGCAGAGAAGATCGCAGCAGCGAAGAAGCGCCACGGGTTTACGGCGGTGAATAAGCCGCGACGCGGCGGTCCGAAGAAGTTTGAGGTGCTGGCGGTTGAGGGCGACACGGTGAAGAAGGTTAACTTTGGCGACCCTGCCATGTCCATCAAGAAGGATCAGCCGAAACGCAAGGCGTCCTACTGCGCACGCTCCGGCGGCATCAAGGGCAAGTCGAGCAAACTGAGCGCCAACTACTGGTCGCGCCGCGCGTGGGATTGTTGATATGGCTACCATAGACATATTTAACCTGTCGCCGCGCGACTTTAATTTGCAGATGCAAGAAGAGGCGATGTATCGCACGCCTGCGGAGCTTGACGAGCTGCGCCGCGAATACCGCAACCGCAACAGCATGGCTGGCAAACTGATGGGTCTGCTTGCGCCGGAAGAGGGTAAGCGCCGGTCTACGTTTTTGCCGGTAGACGCACCGCAGGGGATGTCTATATTTGACGCTTTGCGGTCTGGCCAAGCTACGCCTGCCGTGCCGCAGGGTTTGGTGGATCTTATTACCGGCGGCACGCGCGGCGTTGAATCTGCTAGAGAATACGCGCAAGGCGTGCCGCCACGCGCAGACGCCTTAAACGATGCGCTTACTATGGCTGGCTTGGCCATGACTGGCGGCGGCCTTGCCGCAAGCACGTTAAGGCCAAAGAAGCCATCGCTGCCAAGCGCCCCGAAAGAACGCGGCGACATGATACTTAGCATGCTGAAGGAGGGCGACGCTGCCAATATTACCGACGACATGTTTGACATGGGCGACAGCGTAAAGACGACGCAGCTAAACCAGTATCTGTTTGAAAATTACGACTTGCCGATGGATGCAGAGAGCCGCGCGCAGCGGTTGTTCCAGATGGGCTATAGGCGCGAGGGCATGCACGGCACGTCAAAGGAGCGAGGGGGAGAGTTTGACGATGAAACCCCTGATATATTGGCTTTCAGGCCGTCCGAACATGGTGCGATTGGAAGCGGTGTTTATGTTGACCCACTTTTAGATGGCCGCATAGGAGCATCACAATACTTTGCGGAGCCAAATCGTCTTGAAGGTGGTGAATCTGGAGCATACTATCCAATTTTGACTAAAGGTAAAATGATGCCTAGCGGAAACTACAAAAGTATGTTTTCGCAAGCCCTAGAGGATCTTGGTAAAAGTGGTGATAAGAGCTTTGAGGCTAGAAAGGCTGCAGACCGTTTGGTAGCTCAAAGGGTTGCCGAGCAAGGCTTTTCTGGCATGGGGGATATTGGCGAATACACAATTATTGACCCCGCCAACATCCGCTCCCGTTCTGCACGCGCCGACCCCAGACTAGCGCACTTGTCTAATATTATGGCGGCGAATGCTTCAAAACCTGTTGGTCTTTTAGTTTTGGAGCAGCAAGCTAGAGGCAACCAAGCTCTTGGCGATTTGTTCAAAAATAGTGGGATTGACATAAACACGGCAACAACCCAGCAGATCCAAAGCATTTTAGATCAAGCCGAGAGGCGTGGCATATTAAATCCGCGATCAGCATTTAACCTCAAGAGAGGATTGTTAGACTGATGGAGCAGCTTTTCAACTTCTTCAGCAACGGCCAGCAGCGCCGCACCGCGCTTGACGAGCTGTTCGCTGGCTTAGAGCGTTACGTTCCCCCGAACCTACGCCCAGCGGTAGAGACGGTCGCCGAGATGAACCCCGTGCAGGGCCAGATGAACGCGATGACAGCTGGCGGCGTTGTCTTCGACCCCGACCAGACTGCGGAGGCGCGCAGGCGCGCTGCGCTTGATATGGGCGTCGAGATGGCGCTTGCATTGACGCCTGCCGCTCTGGCGGCACGCGGATACCTCACGCCTATTCAAGGCGTTATGGAGGGGCTGCTTGGCGGCTCGCCAGCGCAGCAGCAGATCGCAGAGGACGCTGGCAAGCTTGCAGCAGACGCGTCCGGCTTGGCGCGTTCAGCGATCCAGCTCGATCCCGACATGCTCAGCGAGATTTTTCAGCCAGCCGGTGAGGCGCGCTCTGCTGGCGCTGCCGCTACTACGCCAGCCGGTGAGGTTACGCCATATGCAGATGTGGAAGTGATTGACCCGCGCGATCTTATTGGCGCTAAAATCTCGCCAACGCCTGCGGATCTAACGCGTGCTGGCACGTTTTATGAGGGCATTGACGCGGCAGGAACAACGCGCAGAACGCCGTTGCAAGGCGGCCCGTTGTTTCCGTTGCAAAAACAATATTCAGATGCGGAGATTGCTTGGCTTGTTGATAGCGCAAGTAAAGGATCGACAAAACTTGGCAAAGATAGCGATTTTGTTGCTGTCACTGCAATGTCTCCGCAAGCCCATCAATCCAATGCGTCAATTGCTGATGCATATATGGGAACGCTTGAAGCGTATATTCAGTCAGGTCGATTGCCAGATGAAAATGTTAAGAAATTAAATGATGTGGTGTCAAATTTTGGGAAAACTACAGTTGACCCAGAGTTGCAAAAGCTAAGCGGTTTTGTTGGGTTTGATAGCCCATTTTTCAATGAATTTATGCGGAATGCAACATTTCCGCAGCGGGAAGCCATTTCAAAACTTATGACGTCTCCAAAAGCAATGGCGATTGGCGGCCCTAATTTCCAAAAAGTTTTAGACGCGACAATCCAACCAGAGTTTGCCGGAAGCAATCTTGGCGATGCGCTGTTACTTTTGGAGCTTGATAAAGGTCGTGGCTTGTTAAACTTGGAGTCAGAAAAGCTACCGACGCATATGTCTTACGACACTGGCCTTGGAGGCCGTGTTGTAGGGCGTTTTGAAAACCCAGTCTCGCGCGGATTATTGTTCCCAAGCTTTGAAGCAGAATATTCATCTCGGCCAACAATGCTTGATAAATCAGGCAATGTTGACGAAGCGCGCATGGCCTACTCATTTGGGCGTGCTTTGCCATCGGAAAAAATCACGCCAGAAGGCGCTAGAAATCTTTTTGAAGCAACGCAATATTACAGCATTG